TTGGTTTGCTGTGGCATGATTTTTTAGAACTGCAATACTATTTTAATATCTTCTTTTTGGTTTGTTGACCGAGTAATAGCTGGTCTATTATCAACGTAAATGATATTTCCTGAGTATTTTTTAACCTCTGGATTAGCAATACCGTCAGTAAAACTTTGACCAAGATAATATGTTCTATTATTTATTACTGTAGATAGACCTGTAAATCCAGTGTCAATTTCTAAAGTAGATCCAGATGAAGGAGTAATTTGAACATTTCCTCCAGTACTAGGAGAAGCAGTAAATGCATTTTTATTAAACCCATACTGAGGTTCTGTTACTGCTGTTCCAACAGTATTAAAACCAGCAAGAGTTCTATCTTGCCAATACTTTAACACTCCTGTAGTTGGATCATAATTAACAACTCTTCCTACTGCAGTGGATCCTGTCGCAATTGTCTGAGTAACATATGAATCTGAAGTAAATGTAGCAGAACTATAACCAGTTCCAGTTAATCTTAAAGCAGAAAGAGCACTTGCTTTATCAGCACTCATAAGTGAAGTTGAATCAAACTGTTGAGGATTACATACAACACCTACTCTTGCAATATCATTACCAGTTATAAAATCTGGATTTTCATTATCATTTTCAATTCTAGAATATAGTAGAACATTATATGCACCAAGTTCTCTGTAAATATTAGAACCATGTCCACCTTGAGGAGATATAATAACATCAAACAAAGGTCTAGTGCTTCCTGTAGGAACAGAACCTGCTTCTAAATCAACACTTCCATAAGTGTATCCAGAACCTTGTTTAGAAACAACTATAGTATCAACTTGTTGATCATTAGTTGTTGTAATCGTACATTCTGCACCAGATCCATCTCCTTTAATAGGAACATTCCGATATTCAGTACCACCAACAGGACCAATACTTACTCCTCTATTAGTAACTGTTACAATTTTAATAGATCCATCTACTGCATTATCTCTAACTGCAGCATTATCACTACTAGTTTCCCAATCTGCAGGAACAGGCATAAAATCCGTAGAATCGAATTTTACAATATCGGAAGGTTTGATTGTATAAAGATATTTCCAAATATAATTATCACCACTACTACCAGCAGATCTTGGTTCTAAATCAGTAAATGTTGGTTCATCCAATGAAGGTCTGCCATTAGGATTATCAGGATCAGTACCATTTTGAAGACATTCATAAACCCTATAATCACTGTTTATAACATAATAAGTTGCAGTATATAAATTAGTTGCACCTGAAACGGGAGCAGTATTGGTTCTGCTATAATCACCTCTATACATGTCATAAGTAGTACCCGATGACCATACTCTTTTAGTGACAACTTGTTTTGCATCTTCTGAATTTATTTTCTTCAATGCAATCATATTATCCCAATAATCATTTTCTTCCACAAAACTATCTTTGGGAGAAGGGGGAGTTGTATTCCAATCAGTTGCGATATCAGTAGGATTTGTTAATCCAACAAAAGAATAATATGCATTTGTACTAGAAGTTACTCCAGAGACAAAATTCTTCGCATTCAATATTCTAATCTGATCAGTTATTATAGCAGCCATTTGGACAGAGATTTTTCTTTATTTATTAATGATTTGATCAAGGAGTTTTATATTGCTTATATTTAAGTGATTCAGATCTTCTTACTACTGGAGAAGTAGAAATTCCACCTGTTCCACCTAAAGTATATGCGTTATAAGTATTACTTTCAGATCTTGCAACTAGGTTAATTTTACCCCAACTGTATGATCCAAAATAATTACCAGTTTGAATACCAGCACCTGTGAATGATGGCCATTGACCACTCCAAGTATTGAAGTTGGTTACTTTTACAAACACCCTATTAAGATGGGTTGTACCTATGCCAACACCCGTAGTTCCAACTCCTGTTGGAGCTTGAACTATTTCATAATTATTAACTTCATAAACGTTATTTAGGAATTGAGTTCCTACTCCAATAACAGCACCACCAGTATCCACAGAATTAATTGATGTGGTTGCACTACCAACTGTAGAATTATTAACTACAAAGAAGTCACCTGTTGATATTCCACTAATAGTAACTGCTGTACCAGCAATACTAGACTCTCTTAGATCGGAGTCAAGAGGAATATGCAAGTCAAATATTAATTGATAGTTGGTAGAACCAGCTCCAATTGTAGTAGTACCAAATCCAACAATAATACCAGAATCACCTTGATAGTAATCAACTTTATTTTCTTCTTCAGACCAAACAGGAGGACTGATAAGAACCATAGGTGGATTAGATGATGTATATCCAGATCCAACACTTGTAAGTGCAATACCAGTAATAGTTCCAGCAGCACCAATTATTGGAGATCCAAAAGCAGTTGTAGATGTTGAACCAATTCCAACTTCAACACCACTTATAGAAGTAGTAGCAAAACTCACTGTGGCAGTGCTATAACCAACACCACCTGTAGAAATAGCAACAGAAGAAATTGTTCCTAGACCAGATACTATTGCAGTACCAGCAGCACCAATTTTATCTTCTTGAGAAATTATCTTAACTTTCTTCTGGAAAGTAAAGTCAGATGGAACTAGTAAAGCAGGAAGTTGATTGACTTCATCCTGTGGATCAAAGTATGGTCTTGCACTTTCTACATAAATGACGGTTGAACCTATTCCAACTGATTTGATGATAGGTGAATATGGATTAATAACAGGTTCATAGATTTCTCTAGATTTTCCTACACCTTTTTCGTTAATAATCTTATCTTCAGTTTGTCTACACCAATTAATTGGTCTTTCTAAACCAGTATCAGGAGTATTTCCTGGACCATAATATGGAGGAGTAGAAACAACATCAGTAGAATCAACACTAATAGGAACCCTAGCAGTTTCTTGTAACCAAGTATCTTGAGTTTGTAAACGCCCAATAGTTAAATCATCACCCTCTTTTACAGTTTCAATAACCTTTCTTTCAACAACATCTTGACCACCTGTTCCTTTATAGAAAATAATTTCTATAGTATCACCAACTTTAGGTGCTTCAGTGAATGTTATTACACTACCACCAGGGAACTTATATCCTTTACCAGGAACTTGAGGAATGTTATTAACAAATACTAATAATAGATCTTGAACATCAATCTTAGATCCCTTCTTAGCAACAATTGAAGTTGATTCGTTGTTGACTGTTAATGGGAAATCTACTCTACTTCCATCAATATATCTTTCAACATTATCAAGAACTTCCAATTGACCAACAGACCATCCACTAAATTCATCATTAAAGACTTCTTCAATATCAATTAACATTTCGGTAAAGGTTTTACTTGGATCAGTTGGAATACCTGTAGTACCACCAATAGGAACTGTTAGTTTCTCAAGATTACCATAACCACTACCAGTATTTTGAATAGTGAAACTAATTACACTAGATCCTTGACCAACAACAATATCAATTGTTGCACCTGTTCCAATTCCAGTAGAGGAAGAAATATATGTTAAACCAATACCACTATATGATAATGGATCATCAAAGACTACCTTATTATATCCATTTACAACACCACCTCTAGCATATTCATGATTTCTAGTAGATATACCAGTTTGAGTCTCAAATGTCTTACTATCAATAACACGTAGAACTTCACTTCCATTTGCTGCAACATCAAATTTACTTGCAGAATTGTTATTCAATCTAGGAGCTATAATTGCAGACTGAACTGATCCCAATCCAACATAGAAAGTTGGAACAGTGGATACTCCAATATTACATTCAAATGTAGTAGTTCCTACACCAACAGCAGTAACTTGTGTTCCTGTGTAATAAGGATCTGGTTTTCTAGGATATCTATGCACAGTTGCATAATTATCTCTTGAACATCTAAAGGATAATGATTCAGTTTTAATACCAATACTTTGTCCTGTACGTAAACTATGACCTGCACCAATACTTACTGTTAATATACCAGCAGAAGCACTATAAGAAGCAGTAGAGATACTATAAAGAGCAGTCTTGGATGTACCTACATTAAGAGTGATAGTATTATCTGTTTTTGAATCAATATTAATAGCAGTACTAAATCCTGGATCAGTATATCTTGGATAAGTGTGTATTGATGCATAATCATCAAATTCACATCTAAATCTCAAACTATCTTGCTTCAATCTTACACTAGTATTTGCAGATAATCCATGACTAGCAATAGAAAGAACTAAAGCTCCTGTATCAGGATTGTAACTAGCATCACTAACATTATGAGTTACAGTTGCAGAAGTTCCAACATAAACAGTAATTGTATTAGTTGTGTAATCTGTAATTGCAGTAGTAATTCCTGCGATAGGATCTGTTGAACGAGGATATGGATGATTTGAAGTATGACTATCCATCGAACAAGTAAATACAATTCCACCTGTAGCAATTCCAATAGTATCACTATCAGAAAGACCGTGAGAAGGAATAGTAAGAACTAAGTTTCCAGTAGAAGCATTATATGTTGCATCAGTAGCAGTTGTTGTACCAATACCTGTTACACTTACACTTCCAATACCAGAACTTACAAATGTATGATTATAATCACCACCACTAATAACAGCAGCAGGATCTGAACCAACA